CTTGCACGACCTCATCAGAGGTCGATGCTCACCAGCGAGTGGATAGGCTGCCAATCAACCAAGGCAGGCCACTTGACGGACAACAAGAGTGATTCGAACTGCTTTTCATCCCACTCATTGAGGCCGTAGCGCTCTAAAATGAACGCCCACGTGAGACCATCCGGTTTGTTTGTCGGATTGGCACGTGTCCACTGGTGTGTGTGTTCTGCTGTGTCTTCTAAACCGTGGGTGTAAGCCATGGCCGCAGCATAGTACTTGCGAACGAAAGGAACAAAGTCCGCAAAACCCCCCAGGCTCAACATGTTTCCCCTGAGCAGGGTGGCTCGCCAACGCTCGTCTGTATATCCACGAGGTCGACTCGGCAATTTGGCCATCCAACCGGCACGAGCCAGCCAGCGACCAATCATTGGGCCAAAGACATATCCCGATCCTGTCGGGTAAAAGATTTGAGAACAAAAAGAAACGCCAGCAAAAGACGTGTGGCGTTTAAATTTGACTTTGAGGCCTCTGGCTACGTATGCCTCGATAATTTTGGCTTCGTCCCCGCACCCATCGTGGAATATCAAGGAATCATCCCCGAGCACCCATACCGACAGATTAGCACAAAAGTCAGCATAGATGTCCACAATTATGGCAGCATTTATTAAGGAATTGCCACAAGACGTGTTTGGATCTCCTGTGCCACGAGCGGCGCCGGCAGAAAACCGAACCCCGTGGCGGCTCACCCCTTTCACATCATACTGGGACTCAAGTGCAGCCCTGACGTGGGGGTAACTGTACAGATTAAAGGCCTTGTAGACTGTCTGTTCTGCCTCCAAGTGAACACGCTGCATGTGTGCGTCCCAACGCGACGCATCAACTTCGTCCACATGAGTGAATCGCATAGCATGCTCAGTGTAAAGTTCGTCAAGGACGTCACCATCATGGCCAGATGCATAAAAGATAGTGACGTTCGTTCCTCGCACCATGATTGGATTGGTTCCATTCCACTGCTTCGCAAGCTCCTTGGAGAATGCCCACATTATAGGCCCAAGGGCCACATTGGGTGGGTCACGTCTCCCTAAAATGGAGCGTGGATCAGGGAAAATCGTGGGGTCGGCTTTCATTAGTTTCTCAACCTTGACGAACTGGTTGCGTCGCATGACCTGGTCGTCCATGGCATAGTTGAGCTCTACCAATGCCAGGGCGTGGTCCTTCTGACGACCTTTCGTGAACCTCGAGTTCCAGTCATCAAAATTTGCGGGCGCAATGGGTTTGGGGGCGACAAGAGCCATCATTGTCGTTTTGAGGCGTGAACCCGCGGTGACTACGGGTCGTTGCAAGCACAAGCGGTTGTTGATACCTACGAGCTCATTGTGCAAGCATGCCTCGGGCACAAAAGGTGCCCTTGCAAAGGACATTCCGATGAGAGGAACATCGGACGTGGCAGACCACTCCACCCTGGGCCGCACATATTCACTGGGAACTTGAATGTGGCAGCCAGGGCGGGGGGGCAGCAGAGGATTTGGGGCATAGTATCTCGGAAGCTTAAAATTTGGCAAATGACAAGTCATGTTTGGTAACTCGCCAAAACGCCGCCAATGAGCCTCGAGATGAGAGCTCGTTGTGAAGACATCAACGGCTCGAGCCGAAGTGTCGAGGACTGAAGAAGCAGACGTGGTGATGGCGTCGTAGACAAAATTAACGACCCAAGTGCCCACAAAAGTGTTCTCCTCGGCGGAAACTCCTCGCGCAGAAAGAAGCAACAACAACACCCACACCCAGGCCTTCGCTGCATAAAGCGAGCTGAGGCCATGGAAAATCGTCACCAAGCAAGCCAACATGAACTGGCCTAAGGCTGTGACAGCTATTACCAAACCTGCACACATCCCGAGTTTACCAAAAGGTGTAGCAGACTTGAAATGGTCACCAGCCTTCCAGAATACGTTGTAAGGTACTCGCAAGTTGACTGACTCGGCCATTGAATCGATGGCTCGATACTCCGCAACGTGTCGTGAGGCGTTGAGAGCACGGTCTTTCATCAATCCTCTGACCACCCTGCTGAGAGTGCGGCCAGAGTTGGCCAATGTGGTTTTGGGGCACCTTGTAGACAGATACGCCAT